TAGTTGGTGCCGGTTGCCTCACCAGTCGTGGTGTAGATGGTGTTGGTTGCGTTGGTCGTCGATGCTGCGAAGTAAAGGGCAGCTTTAAGCGATCTGCCATTCACCCATCCTAGAAAGTCCGACTTCAATTGGTTTGATAATGCGGCCGTGTTAGCGATGATAACCTCCTATATACAAAGAGCGGACGGATTCGCCGCGTATTTGGCCCTGAGCTGTTGAACAGCCGAATATGGGCACGATAAAAACTCTGCTACTTTGTGGCAACTTGCCCCAAGCGACAGAATCATGAGCTTTTCATCATTAGTTAGCTTCCTGATGATTTTGTGTCTGGTTTTTAATCCTAAATAGTTTCTTTTTACCCCACGCCGTAACTCGCTCACGTAGGATTGTGTGCACCCTAATATCCCGGCTACCTCTTTCTGAGTTAAAAGCGATTCAACTGCGAACTTAACCTGCTCATCAGAGTATTTGCTATGTGCTTCACCCATTGAAAATCTGCCTTTCGATATGCAGTCCTGCATATTTTCTACCTTCGTTCCCTGTCTTAGATGCTCAGGATTTACACACCCCGGATTATCACATGAGTGCATGATAACCAATCCATCAATAAGCGGTGCAACGAATAGTTCGTAGGAAACCCTGTGCGCTTGATAGGTTGTACCGTTATACCGAAACTTACCGTACCCTTTAGGGCTGCTCGCACCTTTCCATTCCCAGCAACCGGATACCGTAATGCGTATCTTGTTCAGAAATCGCTCTTTATCCGTCAGTTTCATCCCAACGGCTCCTGAACCGCGCCTAAGTCACGCCCTATAAGTTCTACGTTTAAACTACGGTGGACAAGCTCACCATGCAGCCAATACTCAGACGAGGTGGTGATAGCCTCATCTGATTTGAACACCTGCGATTTATGTACCATGGACTCGGAATTCACCAGCCCTTTTATGGTTTCGATTAACGGCATTATTTATTTAACTCCTATAGCTCGACCATCCGGCCCACGGACAATCGTTTTGGGTTTTGAAAGTGCTTCGGACAACGCTTGCAATGCTCCGATGGTCTGTTGCTGCATATCAACAATCATGCCTAACTTTTGATCTTCTCCGGTTTCGTCTTCTGCTGGAGTTGCCGTGATCGAAGCAATGGTTATTTCCTTGTCAGCATTGATTTTAGCAATCCTCTCCTGACTATCATGGTCTGCTTGTGTTTTCCACTGTTCGAGCGCGGCAGGATCAATCCCCTGCTCTTGCTGGGCTTTGTAAATCTCGGCTTGTGCCACCATGATTTCAGCTTGCGCTTTCACCTCATCTGCGTGCGCCTGGGCAATTTTGGCTTGCGATTCTGCTTCAGTGACTTGCAGTTCTATGGTTGATTGCTGATAGTTGTGCGTCAACTGGCCTTTAAGCTGCTCAATAGACTGTTCCGCTTGCTGGATCTGCTGGTCACGTTCATGAATGCCGGTTGTCGCATCATGAATACCTTGTTCGTATTGCTGCAACTGCTGGTGTAGTTGGTCAATGGCTTGCTGTGCCTGTTGCTTAACACGCGCCACTTCCGGGTTCGTACTCTTGTCATTGACAGCTTGCTGCAACTGTGGAGGCATAGTCAGTTTTATGCGGTCTGCAATCTCGTCGGCATACGGCATATCCATCGACTTGAACAACAAGTCACCGACAACAGGCATCAATTCTGGATTGGTTTGCACTACTTGCGTAAGGAAGTCAGCGCCTTCCATGCGCTTGGTTGCATACGATGCGCCAGACGATACAGATACATCATATTTGCCAACGCCAAGGTTGTATATCTTCTTGATGTCACCATACGGACCAGGCGCTTCATTGACCGAATTCTCAGCATCAGGGTCAATCTGTGCATGATCTACTGATCCATCCTCACCCAATATCCGCACAATCCTGGCGGTGTCGTAAACCTTCGGGATCATGCTGATGATGATCTTGCCAGCCTGCCGAATTGATCTGGATTGATTGTCAGGGAAGTGGAATGTAGCAATATCTCCAACCTTGTGCTGCTCATTCATTGCCCTGCCTGACTTTGCTTCGCCTTCGGATGCAATGCTGGCGTTGTACATTCCTAGAGCCGCCTGAATATCATGCTCGCTTGTCTGAATGTCTTGCAACAGCCCTGCCGGGACGCCCGCATAGCCTTGTCGTTGCGGCAATGGTGCAAGCGTTCCATTAACGCTGATAGGATCAGCTTCAAGGTAAGCGTAGTTGTTTCGATTGGCTGCTGCCCACTTGTCGCCAGCGGTCTTGAACTGTCCAACATAGCCAATGAATGGAGCCTTGATAGTCAGGTTAAGTGATTCTGCAATCACTGAGCGGTTATAGTTGTACATCCGCTGCGCGTCCTTGACGCCACGAATAATCCCGCGCAGATACCGTTTGCCGTCGATATATGTCTCGATACCTATTTCAGGCACAACGGGAATAAATCCCCCCGGCACTGTAGTCTTTTCCAGCACTTCATAAGAAGTAAGTTTCGCCCATTTGACAACTTTGCGATAGGATTTGCGCTTGCGCAAAACATTCCCCATTTCAGGCTCGTATTCAGGCTCATAAACGCTGTTACCATCTTCCAGCAGAAACAGGTTAGTCGGCTCTTTCTCAATGTAATAGTATTCAGCGATACGGACTTCATCCTTGTCGCGCCAATCAACGTCTCCAGTTCCGGTCAGCCCGGCAAAGTCTGGAATGTCTGAATCGGGGTAATCAGCCTTGAACTGGTCAATCTTTACACGCTCTGTAATCAGACAAGCCGTTGCGTCAGATCCGTCTGGCTCCTTGAAGTCCATATAAACACTGAACCTGTTGATAACTCTGGCAATGCGGATTTCCTGCTGGAATGTATCACCTACATATTCGGTGAGGATGCGGAAGAAGCCGAGGCCGTTGGTTACAGCACCATCAGCGGCCCAATCATAGGCAATATCGGCTTTGGAGTAATCTTCAATGTGGCGAACGATGCCTTGCAGTATTTCGGCAACTTCTTCGTCGCCAGTGTCATCAACGGGCCGAACCTTGATGGCTGGCCTGTTCATCCGCATGTTGTTTACAATCTGGTTTTTATACTGGTTGACCTTATCAACTACTAGGCAAGGTCTTGCGCCTTGCGGATCATCTTCACGGATGGCTTTAATCTTGTCAGGCCATTGCTCCAGCAACCCGGAAAATCGAATATCATCAATCTCTGCCAGTCGCTGGTCTTTCTCTTTCTCGACGCACAGGTCGAAATACTTCTTGGCATCCGCGATAATATCGTCATCGGTCTTGATTTTAGGTGTCGAATCTTTTGCCATAAAGTATCCTGTCTTTACATCTGCCTATTTTTTAGGCATATTACGCCATCCAGCCGTTTGCGTCACCTACTCCATAATATTCTTCATGTTTTTGTTCTTCGTTGCGAATAATCTTTTCTGCAAACGTAAGGCACAAGGCGTCTGCGTTATCAGGTGATGAAAGCCCACGAGACTTCATGTCTTCTTTTTTCTCAATCTGGATCTGTTGCTTGACGCTGAATCCATATTCGACTGATTGCAGTTCCTCGGCCATCTCGTTGTCGTCTGGCAATTCAGCACCAGCCTTTAGAAAGTCTCTGGTCAGCCCCCACATTTCAGCACGCTTATTGTAATACTTTGCTGAATCATTGGCAGTCTGTCCGGCATTAACCTCGATGATGTTGGCAGACGGTCGCAACTGTTTAACCCGGTCAACAACGCCAGCGCCAACCCCTACTCCATCAATGAACACAGCATCGGGCTTTACCTCGTCGATCTGCTCGACAACCCTGCTGGCAAGTTGCATGGTATCAAGGCCACGATACTTGATAGGCCGGCTAACCTTTCTTCCCTGGCGCAACAGGATAACGCTCTGATCGTCTCCAAAGCGTGCCACGTCAACCGCAAGCAACCGCTCCAGCCCTTCGTATCCTTCTGCCTTATACTTGCGGCATTCCTCGATGATCTCAGCGCCGATGAACTGATTGCTGCCTGAACGTGGGAATACGCCACGAACCCGAACCCGAACGAAGTCAGAATCCTCGCCATAGTCATCAATCCATTGCTGGATCTGTTTGGCATTGGCCTGCTTGGCTTCACGGCTATCAATCTGCCGGGTAATCCAGCGATGCTTGAACTTGCCGAAGCACTCACGAAACCTGCCCGTGTTCTTCGTCGGGTTGCCGAAAGCAATCCACATGGCCCCAGATGTTGTCATCGCGCCTTCGGTAACTTCCCAGATCATGTCATGGATACCGGAGGCTTCGTCGTATACAACCAGAACATGCTTTTCATGAGTGCCAGCAAATGCTTCTGAATTGTTTATTGACCAAGGAATAGCAGAAGCGAACCATGTGTCTGGATATTCTTTGTGGTAAAAGCGCGTTGCAGTCCACTCGAACCAGTGCTTATTGATAGCCAGGCGATGCCACTTTGCCAGCTCTCGCCAAGTCTTGCTGGATAGCTGGGCTTGTGTGTTTGATGTAACAACGATTTGCGGGAACTCCCGCGTCGAGATAAACCAGAGGATGACCCATGCAACCAGGGCCGTCTTGCCAATCCCGTGACCACTTGCAATAGCCAGCCTGATTGCGTCCCCAATACTTGATCCGCTCTTGATTGCTTCTGCGATGCTGTTGAGAGTGTCTTCTTGCCACTTGTCCATGCCTGTTTCGTTGGCAAGAGAATCAGAACCCCACGGGAAGATGTATTTAACGAAGCCTACAGGGTTATCGTAGAAGCGGGCTACATCTTCTATCAACTCAACTTCCAGCGCGTTCACGGGCTTTAATCAGGACTTCATGGAATGAGAAATTAAGGTCGCCCGACATCTCGACTGCTTGCACAGCTTTGCCATCAAGCCGATCACCAATCTCTTTAATAGCAGCGATGTCACCTTCTTCTGCCTTTTTAAATATAGCTGAAGCAGCGGCTCTTAATGCTTGAGGATTTTGTGTAACATGCCGATTTAATGCCTCGAGCCAGAGCTTACCCTTTGTTCCATTTGTGTTTCCAGGCTGACCGCCTCTTGTAGCCATTCGGGTCGAATCCTAATAATTTGTTTGCAATCGTTAAACAGTTGCCTATTTTTTAAGCAGATGTAAAGCGTCCACTCGGCATAATTATACTAGTTGCCTCTTTTTTAGGCACATTACGCTTGAATTGCAACTCAGGGAACCGGCAATACAATTCCGGGGAATCCTGAATCTTGCTGTAACCCAGCTTGATGTACCAGTCGGTCAGGGCTTTGTCGTCCATGTCAAAGTCACCAAACGCTTGCGGATTTAGCATTAAAGCAAAGTGGGCGGCATCTGCTTCCCGGCATAACTGTGCCATTAACGCTTTGGCTTGCCCCTTCTTACGGTCTTCAGGGGCAACATACAGATGAGATATTTGCAGGCAATTAACATCACTGACTGGTGTCAGTGTGCAACTCGCCTTGCCTACAGTGTAGTGATGTGCTGACAAATTCATGATTTAGTTTAACCAACATGAACTATTTTTGCAAATAGTATTGACAACGCATTTCCATAGGTTTATTGTTACGCATCGGTTCAAGAAACGTGAACCTCTCACCAACCCACGAAAGGGGAATGAAACATGAACAGGCAAGAATATTTAGAACGGTATCCAGAAGATGAACAATTTTTGTCTTCAGAGGAAATCCGTAAATTCAAGGCAGAGAC